TAATAAAACCACCGGTATTACCCGGTGGCTCATTCATCAGTTACTGACTCTATATCGTCCATAGTAATGTCTATGGTATCCCAATCTTTCGGAGAACTTCCCACATCGGCAAGAAAATGTGTATCATCCAATACCTCAACAATAGCAGCCCTGCGCCCATCTTTCAGGATAACTGAATCATATTGACTTATTTTCATTCCCTCACACCTCCTTGATATATGCGCTTGTCATGGACATTGTTCCATCTAACCTGTGAATCCATCCGACAACAACATTCGCCGGCTTACCCTTTAAACCATACAGCACAATCTTCTGTTCATATCTGTTCCCGAAGCCTTCATTACCTTTGAATGTCACTGGATACTCAGATGCTCTCCCTTGAATCTCCTTCTGAAGCATTTTCCAATTGCCGATATTGTCCCCCAGCCGTTCCTCAAAATTTCTCCCTTTCGGAAGGCCATCTTTATTGTTGCCACCAAAAAGATACTTTGTAAACTTGCCCTCTGGCACTACCACTTTATCAGCATCCGGAAGTTTCAGTTCGGGATGCTCAGATAATTCATTCCGGCGCCGGTAATCCAGCTTCATATACTTCCACTTCTCAGCATCAGTATACTTCACTCTCTGAAAATCGTCCAGTCTTTCCGGCGCATCCTTCCCAAGTAACCGCACATAGGACTTGTGCTGCGTTCTATCCTTGGAACGGTTCTTCGCCATGCGCTCCTGAAGCTCCGCCTCCGGGTTCCCTTCCACATACTTCTTATGCCATTCTTCGTAGGTCATGTTGGCTGGCACGTACATCGTCTTTCCTGTGGCAGGGTCCCTGGCCCATCGTTTCATCCGGGCCAAATCCTCCGCTTTGAGATAGGCTATCGTGGTGCATCGGCACCAGGGATGCATAGGAGGGTAATTGACTGAGACTTTTCTCTCCGCAACTGGGAAATCCTTTCCGTCCAAGGGCGCACAATCTTCCTTACAGGTTCGCACATCCAGAGTCGCAATGTAAATGTAACGCTTTATACCGCATTCCTTATAGCTCTCAGCTTCCATCTCGCTGGCAAGGTAGGATGCTTCCGTCCTAACCAGACGGCGGGCAGTACTTGCGCCGGTCGCAAACTTACTCTGGATTATTTCAGCAGTTTCCCGGTCTGTTCGGCCGGTTATCAAGCTTAAAAGCAATTCCTCCTTCAGCGTCTGCGCCAGGCCTGCAGTGTTACGCCAGATGCGGTCGGAATAGTTCATTCCCGACCACCGGCTATTTATTACCCGGTCAATCTTTGCGGCTGTTACCGCAGAAAAAGAAAAGCCGTACCCCACACGTTGCTGGATGTCAAACATGGATTTATAGAAACTCTCATTTGCCAAATCCACGTAGAAACTTGTATTGTGTACCTTTTCCTGCCCGTATACCTCCCGCATTACCATATCAATCTGGTTCTGCTTCTGCTGCAGATGCTCCAAACGCGCTTGGTATGCAGGTGCTTCCAGTTCTGCCAGCAGCTCCGCCTTCACGGCATCGTCCTTCTCCTGGCTGAGGACACGCTTCAGCTCATCCAGAGACGCCTTGTTCTGCATCTTATTCAGCAGCCGTCGTGCCTCCGCTTCTGATAGATGGTGTTTCCGGCGGAAGCGGCTGAATATCTTATCCAATTCATAGCTTAGATATCTGGATGATTTCAGATAGAGTTTTGAAATCTCATCGGCAACCTCTTCTGCCTCAGCCATGTACTCAAACATGCGCTGGGCCTGCCGGCGGGCCCAGTAATCACTCATCTACATCACCGCGCTTCTTCTTTTCAGGCGGTTCGTCCTCCTGTTCTTCATCCGGCGGAGTGTTGCTGCCAAGCCCGAAGGCCTCCTTCTGCCTCTCGAATGCCTCCGTCTCTTCCTTCTCTACTGCTTTCAGCTCCTCTCCCGGATCTTCTACGAAGGGAATCTGTGACAGTAATGTCTTGCGGCTTACCTTCCCCCATAGATTAACTGTTATCTGGCTGATTTCCAGCAGGTTTTTTGGCAATGCCCGAGTAAATGTCGGCTTTATCGCCTTGATATCAATGTTCACTCCGCTGCGCTTATTAAGGTAATTGGAAAAAATACGGAGCCGCCTGCGCAGCCCCTTTTTATAATACCTGGTCTTTATCTTTGTTATGTTTTCCATCCCGAGCAATTTAAATTCCATAGCCACGCCGCTGACATTCCCGCCAAAAGCTTCATCCGTCATACATGGAATGTGCGAAAACTTATGGATATCCTGTTCGATAGCCTTTTTCAAAATCTCAACGCCAGATTCATCAAAGGTGCGGGTAAGGTATTCAGCTTTTGAGCCATCCGGTAGCTCCAGAAGCTTTTCTTTTTTTATCCGCTTCATTGCCGCCTGGGAATTTGTTTCCTCTCCCTCTTGTACCGTGGTTTCATCTTCATCTGCCAGCAGTGTACCATAGATTGCAAGAATGGCATCTATGAATTGCTCCTTGTCCGTAATACGGTCGCTCATCAGGGCGTTGTACGCATCAATCAAAGGTATCTGTAGCTCATAGTCCCCAATCTCCAGCTTGTTATTCTGATATTCAATAATAGGAACCTCTCCCATGAAATGGGGCTCCGGAGTTTCGACAAGCGGTTGTGTCTCCTCCGTGTCCTGAATGTTCAGAACGTACTTATAATTCTGCGTCACCACCGTAGCAGCATACCGGATATTGGTTTTATCGGTATCATCTATTTTTGGATAATAGTATACGCCGAATAACTCATTTTTCTCTATGGTATCATCACACACAATAAAAGTGTTCTGGGGAGGAAGATTCTTAATTCTAAGTTCAGCGGCCTCCCGCGCTGCATAGATATACTCATAGGCTCTACCATACACAGAAAGGTCGAGGCCAAGGTCTCCATCTACCTCATCAGCACCAGCGCTTTCCAGTTCATCCGTTAGCGGCGTAATATCCTGATCACTTTTATATGCCACCGGGTTCCCGATGAAATAGGAACTTGCGGTATCAGAAATATCCTTCGCATGGTTGCACACAAGTTTGTTTGCCCTGTTCTCTGACAGTATCTTATGCTGCCCGCCATAGTATTTCTCAAGCGTTTCAAGGCGCGGTATGCAGGCCCTATGCTTCTGTATCAGATGTAGGATATCACGTTTATTCAGATTGCGTTCATCATATGTCTCTGCAGGTATTGTGAATTGTCTCAATTTATCACCTTCTTTCAATGCAGCCCCAACTTCTGTTTATTTTTAATCCTGGCTCTGTTCGTGCCAAGTATTGTAAATACAAAATATCTGACGGCATCCATTCCGTGGTCATGCTGCTTCACTGGTTTATCTTCCCCACGTTCGGCCGCCTTCTCATCCCAGATATAGCTTCCGAATTCTTTTATCGTCCCCTGGCAGTTATCTGCAAACACAAGCTGCCCATTCTGGAGTAGGGAGGCCACCAGCCTGATACCGTCCAGCACATCATTTTTACCTTTTATGACGGTATACCCTCTCTTCCGCAGCTCCGCAATAAAGGAAGCTGCCGCCGGATCCACAATCACGGCCCTTATTGGGGTCCCCTCCAGCCATTTCTTCAAGTCATCTGCATATTCGCTGTCTGTTTTTTGGCTGCCTTTATCGCGGCCGGAATAATAGTACTCACGAATGCAGTACCATTTCTTATCACAGCCCTTATTCCACAAGAGAAAAACTGTAGCATTTTGCGTACCATAATCAATAGATACGTACCTGCTACCATCTGTAAGCAGCTGGAAAAATTCAGTTATCTTCTTAACATGCCTCTCTTCAGAAAACATGTCATAGATAATGCCTTCGGCCATAGCCCATAAGCCAAGTATGTAACGTTTGAAGAATACGCCGCTGTAATTGCTCCGGTATCTGGCTTTAATCTCTTCGGACAGGCTCAGGTTATCGTCCATTGTGAAATGGACATATAGGAGCTTTTTCAGGCCGGCTTCCTTGCCTTCCCTTGCGGCTGTCTCCTGAAGTTTCCTGGTCTTTTCCTTTCCCAGGTATCCGATAGCTTTATCAATCCAATCAACCTTGAACCAGTGATACGGCCCATCCGGATTGCAATTGAACCAGTACTTGCTTCCGTCCACGGAACAGCGGCCTGTTGCCTGGTTGACAAAGGATTCCGGCATCAGCGCAACCTCATCAAAAAAGACCCCTGCCAAAGTGATACCTTGGATGAGATCCTGCGAACGTTCATCTTTTCCCCCGAAGATATAAAAATAGTTCTCAACTCCATGCCTGGAGACTATCACCAGGTTATCCGCCCGATGGTATGCCACCTTATAGCCGCGGCTCCGCAGCATCAGCTTAAGCCAGA